TGGTATATCCACCACGAAGGTTGACCGATGACACCGTTGGGAACAGGTTGTCAAGTATCACCGCATCAGTCGATTCCATGTTCGCCAATGAATCGCGTGCATTCCATCCCCCAACAGGAGCAGGGAGCGAAGCAACGCCTGCTGCACGGCCGCTGGTATTTCTCAACATTGAACGAATACTCATATAGCAAACCCTTTATCTGCTACAATACTCGCACGCGCAATACTTGCAGATGATCGCAAATACAAAGAAATATCCGTAGAATATGGCGTTTGCCACTCTACCGTTTCTCACATTAAAAATGGCAGAAATTGGAGTCATCTTCAAGAGCCGTAGTTTGAATCTGGTATGTTTTCCCAACCTATCAGAACCGTACCGGGCCTCGGAGCAAACGATAGATTTGCACTCGACGTATCCAGAGCTATCGCTGCTTCAAGTTCCGTGAGGTAATCACGATAGAAATTTGTCGTATCGAATCCTTTTGCGGAAAAATACTTCAGCTTTGTACTTAGCACCATTAAACGATCAGGGTATATGCAGGTATCAGTGTCTACAGTAAAGCTGTTTTTAGCCACTCCTGCTGCGCTGGTGGCCCATCCCTTAGACCTGTACTCGTAACCCAGAAATTCAGCGTTGCTGAACCCCGGCCAGATTTGAAAATAACTTCCTAGCAACCTCCACCGAACCCGTGGGCCGGTTGCTATAAATCCTGACAGTATCCATTCCCACTGTTGGGCATCCTCTGGCCCTAGCATCTCCCAGTGCTTCGATTTGTCCCACATCGTCCGTGGAACAAGTGCCTCATAGTCATCAGGGAGTGAGTACTTCATCTTCTGAAATTCAACCGCAGCGGCTGTTCCTGCTTCGGTGAAGGCTTGATTCAGCGTTACTTGAGTGGCTGAATCTACGCTAGAGATAAAGACGTTCTGGTTGATTCCAGTGCCGATGGCTTGGTAGGTTGTATCTAATCCCGTAGTCGATGGAATGCCGGTGATCGTTGTACCGCCGTTAGTCCACGTTCCCGTAGTTGTCAAGTATTCAGTGCTGAACTGCTTTTGCTTAGTCAACTCACGCCAAGCGTGTTTACGCAAAAACTCATACCCACCGGCATTCATCAATGCCAAGATTTGGATGACATCCTGATTAGTACTTGCAGCAACTACTGTGGGCGTGCTGACACCTAACTCATTTGTCACCTGCTGCACAAGTTGGAGCAGAGTGCTAGACATGGCTTAGACCTCTTTTTTAGGACGGCCACCTTTATTGCGGGCCATCAAGGTTTTCATTTGTTCCTGTAGCTCTTTGAGTTCGTTGCGGGTTTGCTCCAACTCTAGAGAACTTTCGCTTTGATTCTTACGCAGTAGGTAAGAGCGTGCTTTCTCACGCAAACCAACCCCACCCATGCCGACTTTTTGAAGCTGTGAGTCCGAGGCCGTAGCGACTTGTTCAACCGTCTGGAACTTCAAAATCTGAAGCTCTGCCATTGAGTAGTCGGTAAATTCCTCTGGACGATCTCGACACCATTGCTCCAATGTCGTGCCAATGACCGGCATTCCCTCGTTATTCGCCATCTGGAAATAAAGCCACTGGCGAGGGAATCGCTGCTTGTGATCGTCGCGGACAGGTTGCTCGATGATGTTGTTTTTATCACCAGGAACCATGATCCGAACGAACGGAATATCCTTGTACGGCTCTTTTTCAAAGGTGTAAAACTCGACATGCAAGTGCGAGTCAGCGTTAACAATATCAGAATCTAGCGCCATATTTAGTCCTTTAAAAAAAAGGGGTGGCCTTTACACCACCCCGCTACTTACACCGATGCTTTGCTGAACCAGGCTACATCACCACTTGCCAGAGCAACGGCTGGTGAGGTGTAAGACCCACCAGAGGCAGCTACAAGGAATGTTGATACATTGATAGCGCAGACTGCGGTAGATGCAGAGATGGTTGCATTGGCTTTCGCCAAGACGTACAACAGACCATCAGAGCCAAAAGCCTGAGTGCCTAGCGGCCCCATTGAGGGGACGTTAGTACCTGCGCTATTAGCGTTTACTGGAACGATGTTGTTAAAGTCCGTTCCAATCAGGGGGGTAACTGAATATGCCATGATAATTTTCCTTTAAAAGTTAATTGATCAGGCTATCAGCACGCCGCTGAATTGCGGGCCGCTACTGGTCAAATTACCGGCCCAGCCGATGAGCTTCACAACAGCGTCTTGATTGACTGCCTGGCGCTCGCCACCAATGGGAACGAAGTTACGATCAACGTGGGGACGGAACATGATGTATTTCGTGTTCAGAAACCACATGTGATCCGCAGTAGCTGCACCGCCAACACCACCGTCCAGAACTACGTCCGAGGACATACCTGCACCATAGTATTTTAGCGAAGCAAAGCCAGCGCCAGCAGTGCTAGAGCCACCGTCCGAGATACGCTGGATAGCCTGGAGCGATTGGAGATACAACTTGTAGTAGTTGGCATCTGCAACGATCAGATCAGGCTTGTCCGTACCGCGAATCAACTGAACCGCGAGTGCGTCCATGTAACTTTGGATGTTGGTTGCAGAAACCGCTGCGCCACCATCAGCAGAGCCTGCGTACTTCACCGAACGCCAAAACGAGAATGTTGCCCGGTTGATACCGCCATAGGTTCCGGTTGAAGGAGCATCAGGCACAGCAGCACCCAATCCGGTGATGTTCTTTCCTGAGTTACCAGTACCGTCGAGGTAAATGTCACTACCCAGTCGGTTAGCCAGTTGCGCTTCAGCTACGTTCATCCGGCCATCCAATAGATCGATGATGGCTTCTTTGCCTGAGTTTTGGATCATCTCCAAACCAGAAATAGAAACCGCAGCGGCGTACTGAGTGATCGAGAACTGAGCCGAGCTGATCGGGCTGTTCTGTGACACGTTCAACACTTCATAGCCAGAATAGCTGTTGGTGTTGTTCGTGGAACTGTCGGTGTACATAATCTCTTGCAAGATCACATTACCACCGGAGAACGTCTTGACGTTTCCGCGCTCTTTCAGGCGGCGCAACAGGGCATTGTTGTTTGTCCTAGTGTTACGTTTCGGCTCTTTATCCGAAACCTGCACATTCTTCTTATGTGCAGAGCAGACTATCTCATCGCAAGTTTTTCGCACGCTTAGTGGCACTTATTTTAGCGCCATGACCTTTCGGCTTACCAAGCTGCGCCAGTCTACGTTTCATGTTGCTTTCTGCGCTGGGCCGGTAGCCTCTTGCTACTCTTGCCGCCACTGCCATTGCTGGAGCATACGGTGGTGGTCGGAACGAATATTCATTCTCGTTCAACAACAAACCCTGTAACCTGTAATGCTTCATCCAAGACAACTCGCGCTCACGTTTCTCGATCACTGACACATCGGCTGGCATTGTCTCTAAGACTTTCATCTGAAACGCGCCAGCGTGATCGTTCCACGCTTCCTGCAACCTTCTAGAGCTATGTTTTCCCGCCTTGAGTAAGCTGCGGTGTTCCCGCATCCTCTTACCTATTTTGCCAGACGTACAACCTACATACGCCCCGCCGGTACTTGCATCCTCTAATCCGTACACTGTTACCATTTGGGATTCCCCTCTGTGGTTAATACTTACGCTCCGCGCTCGTGGGGCTTTGCTTCCGCAGTACCCTAGTCGTTACACCTTCAGCGCCCTTTTAACTGCGCCGCTTGGCTCGGTGTTGGCATCTCAGCTTTTCACCGAATTCACGGAGTTTTCTAACGTCTATTTTGTCAAACGTTGTCAGCTAGTTCACCAGTTCGACTTTGAATGTTGGTCGCAATGATGTCGCTGATTGAGCTATTGGCAAAAGCCATAATAATTACTCCTAATCAGATTAAAGTCGTGCAGAGATTTCGTCGAATTGATCGGCTAATCTGCTGCGGCGGTCTTGAGCTTTAGGTGAGGATGCTGCGCTTGGTGTAGCACTCTTGACGCTCACAGCGGATGATCTTGCAGTTTTAGCTGCGCGGTCAGCCGCTTTTCGTTTCTCTGCATCCACTTCGACTTGTCGGCTTGATTGGACACTATCAAACAATTCAGGGTCTAAACGAATGGCCTTTTCGTAGGCTTCGTCCAAGGTACTCGCCATGCCGCTTTGTAAGAGGTTAATCATGGTTGGCCTTGCTTGCTCAAAATGATCTGCTTTAGATGAGAACTTGTTGATCTCACTCAAAAGCGTAGCATTCTGCGCTTGCTCTTGCTGGTTCTTCCAGCCTTGCACCTCGCCGCGAACATTATTTAGTTCGTTTTGAAGTGCATAAATCTGCGGATCAGCGACTTGCTGTTGTTGCAAACCACTGACATTGCCTAAATCTACACCATATTGTTGTGCAAGTCTAGCAAATAAATTATATTTTTCCTGCGGGTTGCTGTATCTTAACGCATGATCTGCTTCTAGCAAGGCTTTTACGGCCTTTGGAGCGTCAATTCCCAGACCGTTGATCGTCTGCATATAAGGATTTACCGCTTCCTGCATTTGATCGGCAAACTGTGCTTTGGAGATTAAAGGCTCGACACCAGCCCGCATTTGTTCCTCACGCTGGTAGGCATATTCCTGCATCCTTGGATCGGCTGCGTTCCAAACATCGTGGTGATCTTTTTTCCAGCTTGCCGGGGCGCGTTTCCAGACGGGTTCTTCAATAGCCTCTGTACTTGCTGCTTCTACTGCCGCTACTGGATTGGCAGCAAACTTGCCATCCTCTGATCGTAAACGGGCTGGCGCTGCCTCTACTGGTACTGTCTCTGCTGGTGCAGCAGCTACATCGTCAAACTGCTGCGAAAGCAGGTCACGGCGGTTGTCTTGGGGTTCTGACGGTGCAATGGGTTCGGTAGTGTCCATTTTATTTCCTGTGGGAAGTGTAGTTTCTGGAATCATTACGCAGGGATTGCATAATCTGGTTTGCCTGGTCGTGGCTCATGTTATCAAGCTGGGCGCGGAGAACCTCTCGCCGTTTTTCGGTTGAAGGTGGAGTAACCTTGGTTTCCATCTTTTCGTTGCCAATCTCAAAACAGCCATTATCCCGCAAGTGTTCGCGGTGTTTTGACCTGCTTTGAATCATCGTCCCGTCAATCATAGACTTATAAGGTTGGATGTCATTCATCACCATCGGGGCAACGGATTCTGTGTAGGTGGTGTGTTTTTCAACCATCTCGCCATTGCGGTAAACGTATGTTTTTCTCATAATCCATTGCCTAAGTTCTCACCCACTTCATTGCTGGCTGCATTTTGCGCTGCCATTGCTGCCTGATCTAACCCTGCCTTGGCCCCGATCTGAGCTACGAGTACCTTGGTCGCTGCATCCAACTCGGCTTTCCAGCGGTTAAATTGATCGACTTGGGCGGCTCTTTGATCTTCCATCTGCATCATGTGTTGGTGCTTCTGGATTTCAAATTGTTGCTTTTGCGCCTCGGCCTGTGCTGCTGCCTGTAGCTTCATCTGCTCCATCTGCATATCGGCTTGAATCTTACCTTGCTGAATCTGAGACTCAAACTGGGCTTTCACTTGAGCGGCCTGTCCGTCAGCCTGTAATCTCATCTGATCACCCTGCTGCTGGGCTTGGAGTTTCATCATCTCAGGATCGGGCCTCTCAGGTTGTGGTTGCTTGGCCTTTTCCTTCATCTGCTCCATAGCTTGATCTATCGCACCTTCAATCGGTGCGGCTTGTTTGAAACTCGCAACGCCGAACTTCATCATCTCCACTAGCATCGGAGTCAATTCTGGGACAGCTTGAGCGGCTGGCAGGGCTTCCTTCATAAAACCACTGAATGCTTGCAGGAACTCAACCCGATCACGCTTGTTCTGCACCTCGTCAAGCTGGACTAGGGAATCTGCCGACACTTCGATGCGGAAGTTTCGCAGTGGGTTGCTTTTAATCAATTCAAGTGCTTGCGGGATCAGTTGTTGATCGGCCTGGTTCATCTGCTGCGCCGCGGCGTACATCAGGATTGTGTCCGGTGTGAACTTTGTACAAATGATCTGCGCCTTCAGTCGAATCAAATCAGAGGCGAACAGGGCCACTTCCTCCTGCATGGATTTCAGACGGAGACTAGCAAACTGGCCTTTGATCTGCTGTGCTGTAGCTGTCTCACTGGCTACCGAAGCACCCCTGATAATGTCTGACAGTCCTGTGATCTCGTAAATCTGCTGTTTGATCTCAGTCCTAGCACGGTAGCATTGGATTAAGGCGTTTGACAGTACGTCAAGAGGTAGTAGATCAATGCTGCCCTTTAATCCACCTTTTTCACTGAACGCCATCCACTTATCGACTGGAATCAGAGAGTTGTTGTCGCCCTCAGTCAATAGTCGTTGAAGTGCCGGCTGGCTGGCATCGTAAACACCACGCACACGTAAGGACTTTACCAAGCCGTCAATGCGGTCGCTTAATATGTCTAGTTCATTGGCTTGGTCTTGGTAAAGTACAAAATCTGGAACGGGAACCAGGCTGTCGCTGGTCATCGTTGAGTAAAGAGGCCGGGCGCAAGGGAAGAACTGATCTAGATCAAGCGGATCATCCCGTACATCTACGAAGGACTTGCTGTTTTTGGTGAACCAGTACACCTTGCCGGTTTCCTTGTCCCACAACTCACAAACCTTAGATCGTGTGTATTCCTGCTGCTGTTTGGTGTAGTTCGACAACGGATCAGGGCCGGCATCTAGGGGAATCTGCTTTGCTGCTTTTTCACCAAAACGCTCGATTAGAGCCTCTTTCGTCATGTACACCCATCTCCAAACAGAGGTGACTTCCTCCCACGTCCTAGCTACTGAGTGTCCGAAGTCTGACCAATGGACGTAATCAGTAGGAGCGCATTCGTACTCGATCTGCTCTTGAGGCTCGACTTCAACACCCGATACTTTGCTGGTTTCTCCACCCTCATCGGTGTCCTCGGTGACTTGCAGGCCATCTTCAGGCATTTCCTGATTGCTTACATGGGGTTCATACCGCACCCAAGCAACACCACGCCCACCCAAGAAACGATCCTCAACGCAGTACCGCATTGTCGTCCGAAAGTCGGTGTAATGCTCGATCTCAAAGTCCAAGGCGCGTTCAATAAGCTGACTAGCCACCCGTCCGACCTGATCGTTGTCGCCAAACCTACGTGATACGTCTGCCTTGGGCATCTTGGAGTAAACAGCAGGAATGAGCGTCTGGACGTTTGACCAGAGGATGTTGAACTTGGCTGAGTCATTGCCCGAAGTCGAGCGAGTGTCGTCCCGGTAGCGACGAATGATCTTCTTCGTGCGTCCTTCCCACTTCTTGAACTCGTTGTCGTAGGCAGCAATACAACTGATGTACTTATCGACTTCGTTGGATAGTGTTTTAGCCATTGTTAGCCCTCCAGCATCTTGAGTAATTGTTCATTTGTCCATTTTTCTTTCATCTCTTGCCGTTCTAGCAATGTCGCCTCGCGTATGCTTTTCATCTGTGGCGGCTTTGCGTAACGACTCATCTTCCCACGGCTTTCTCCAAGTACCTTCTTTGTAAATGTTACGTCCTTTTATTTTGGTTGTCGTTCCATCCGGTAATTCCAAAGTAAAAGTATGTTGCTGCTTGTCTTTTCCGTAGCTGTCTTTTACTATTTTTGCATCAACACGCTCAAACCCTTCAAACTTTGCATTTCTAAAACTTCCTGAGAAGGTTGCGCGTTGAAATGAAATTTGGTCGCCTACAACTACATCACCCGTTGTGTTAATGGGATATGTTTTGTCACCACCGAAGTCTGCTGTTTTGCTCAATGCTGGTTTTTGTGCTGAACTGGGAGCGGAACCACCGTACTGACCAAGAGTTTTAGCTTGGCCCTCCTGATATTTCAGGGCCTCTACTAGGTTGTTAGGCTTGGCTGCTGTCTGCCCATTGCGCTCAAGGATTTTCAGCATCCCCTCGTTACCGGGGAATACAACGTAATTGCTTGTTCCTGCCCCACCAGCGCGTGAGCCGCCGTCTAGGTAGCGTATGCCGGGTATGCCTTGCTGCCTTAAAAAATCAGTGGCTTCAGCCGTGGCGTTTTTACTTCCGGCACGCTGAAATTCCTTAACTACTTCGTTGTATAGCTGTTCGCCACTTGTACCAGTTGAGCCTGAGCCAAATTTTTGCATTGCCGCCTGACTGACTTTTTGGCGTACTGCTTCCGGCACTGCATTGTCGTAATCCAACATCCGGGCTATGTGTTCGTCTGGTAGGTCTACTTTGTAGAGGTTGCCTTTATGGGTACGGTTAATAGTGCTAGTGTCAACAGTTTTGCCGAGCAAATTTCTAGCTGCTGCAATATATTCTGGGTCAGCGTTAGTGCGAATCGCATCATCTATTGCCGCCTGCACATTCCCTTTATGCTGTGTCGCTACATCAGCCGCCACCATTCTGTTATATGTGCCAGGAACTCGAACGCCGTCGGCTGTTGGCAATGAAACGGTTTTTGTAACGCGACCGTTAAATAGCCCAGCGTACGACTTAGCCACCTCAGGCGCATCAGCCAGATAATGACCATGCCCATAAGCCTGCGCACCCTCGCCAGTGCCGATCTTCGTCGCGTCAAACTCGCCTAGCGGATTCTTTGCCGTAGGTGCAAAGCGGTGCGGCGAGCCTTGCCAGACGGTAGCGGGTTGTATCCCACCAATATCGACAAGCCGCTTCTCAATGGCTACACGCGCCATCTCCTTGGCTGTTGGCGCTAAAGTTTGGCCCACTGTCTTTGCGCCTTTGCTTGCCAGCCCAGTTAACGGTATTGCATTAAAAACAGCATCAACCGTGTCTGACTTAGGTTGCCACATACCGCCTGAACCTGCCTTGCCTAACGGATGGCCATAGGACAGTGCATCGATGGTTCTTTGCGTACCCGGCAGGCCCAGCACGTCAGCAATAGCTTTATTAAAACCTGCCCTTGGCCCTCCGCGTTCTGGAGATGTTGCCCAATCGCCCACACCTTGCATAGCATCAGCTACCATGCCCAATAGCTTATTCCGAGGTGTAGGACTGATCCTATCCTCTTGGTAGCGGAGCGCCGCCGCTAGTTGGCTAGGATCAGCCATGATTAGGCCAATAAGATACAGCGTTCATATTCTGGCACTCCTTTGGTTTGTTTTGTGGATAGCCCACATATCGTCCATTGTCACTTCATTCGCAGGCCCGACGATCAGGGTTTTGGTCTCGATTCCCGGCACTGGCAGTTTGTGCTTCTGCATTACTTGGCAGCCGTAAGCAAACGCATCGCTTGGGTGGCTTGCCCAGTTATGCTTTGGTTCTCGGCTGTAGACGTTGTTATCCTCGCTGTATTCGAACTCCCAGGCTAGTAGTCCATCTAGACCTGTCTCACACTGGATACGGTCAAACTCACACTGGTCAATGACCTCTCTGGCTGCGTTGATCTGGTCGGACTTCTTGGAGATTGGGACAACATCGACATGAGATGCGCCGAAGGCAGTTAGGAACTGCTCCATGCTTGTATATTTGCTTTGGAAGGTCTTGGCCCTTGAATCATGGGGTAGCCATACCTTATTGAGTAGCTTACTCAAGCCCATTTTCCGCAGGTTGCCTTGTATCCGCTCGATCCACTCGGGCGCATCCATTCCAGAAGCACCGTCATATTTAAGAACCCTGTACCCACCCAAACACCGTTGCCAGTACCAGAATGATGCCGTGTCCCTGAAACCGATGTCGCAGCTTATGTCTATCCCTGCGCCGTTAGGGTCGAACTCGACTGATCCGATGCGTCCATCACGCTCGGCCTTGTTCACCCAGCGGGACAGGATTGCTCCTTGCGTTCCACCGTAAGCACCGTTCCAGATATGATCTGCCTTGTCCTGGTCAACGATGAAGTCGTGCGTCATCTCACTTCTAAGAACATCTGGAAACCACGGGTTATCCCGCCAGTTGATTAGTGTTGATACGGCATCTGGTGGTGGGGTTTTCCTGAAGAACTTGTCCACTGGGTCGGTCTTGAACCGTGGATTCCAGCTAAACCACAACTCAGAGTCGAGCGCCCGGATGGTCGGGCGTAGTAGGTCTAGGCTGTGTTGACTAAGGGTCTGGGCCTCCTCTACCCATGCGACTTGGTAGTTTTCCAGCGATTTGATGTTGGCTGCGTTGAAGCTCTGCATACCCCGGAAGATGATCAAGCTGCCGTTTGTGCCTCTGATCTCGTTATCCACGGCTGTAAACAGGTGGCCCATGCCGAATTGACTTACCTTGTCCATCAAGAGTTGGCGAACTGAGTCTTTGATTGAGTTCTGCACTTCACGGATACAAACGGCCCTAGTTTCCTTCTGGTAGCACTTGATGATTAGCTGTTCGGCAAAGAAGTGAGACTTGGCCCCACCCCTTCCACCATACGCACCCTTGTACCTTGCTGGTTTGAGCAAGCAGGCTAGTTTGCGCGGGACTTTTGCGCTAATCATTGCCAATCCTCAAGGGATCGATGATTGTGATGGTGACGTTCTCTAGCTTGATTGCACCACCGTCTGGGCCTGAGACTTCAGCCCTTGCTAATTTCGGTACATGGTACTCAACCAGGCTTTGGAACATCTCAAAGGCTTTGACTGGGTTGGGCTTTACATCATCAGTACCGTTGGCGACCATATCGAGCCAGCCATTGAGCCTGTGCGCGTTTCCATCAACAAACAGTGCTATGGATGCACGAGCGTCCGAAGTGGCCTTGTTGGGCTGTCCAGCCACCCTACCACCTGTTTTGGGCGAACCCTTCTTCTTACCGGCGACCATTTGTACCTACTTCTAGTGTAGATTTGTCAACATTGGTGCAACGCAACATTAGCGTAAAAGCATCATTAGCCGATGTTTCAGCGTACTTGTGCAAGATTTACTCCAAAAAAAGAGGTAAAACCGTAGATTACTAGAGTTTTACCGTAAAAGCAACTGCTTATTGCTAATTGGAGTGTATCAGGATTGAATAATTCCCTAATTATGCTTCTTGGTGGATAGTTGAGGGCGAAGGCAAGCTAACCCTGTTACAGATTTTCTTGCTTCTCTGCTTCCCGGAGCCATAGCATCGGTGCATCGGTAGAGTCGATCCAAACGCTCTACTTCGAATCCTTCGGCTATTCTGGATAGCCCCTGTCGGGCGATTCGATTACGCTAAAACCCGTCAACCAGCATGACCCTGTTGCTGGTGTGATACCGCTGCACAGTCGTCCCACAGCGGCCTGAAAGCAAAAAAGCCTTAACTTTGAAGCCCTCCACGTTGCCGCGTGAAAGGCCCAAAATTAAGGCTTCATTAGTGCGGCAACACTTGACAACTATAGGATAACACAGTTTTGAGAAAAGTTCAATTTATTTTCGGGTGTGCATAAACAACAACACTCTTAGCTACGGCTGTAGCGTGCAGGAACTCTAAAAACTCTGAAAACTTGGCTTTGCTCATCTCTGAAGTCCTGCGCCCTAGCATCACCATTCCCCCATCCAGCCCCATCGCCACCCTGACGGTCTCACGGTCAAAAGCCGCGCTCAGGATGTTTTTCCATTCGTCCGAGGATAGTTTCGTCATCGCACCGTTGACCGGCCAATCCAATTGTTTACTAAATGCGTCCAAAATAGGCCACATAGCAGCGTTTGCGTCTTTGGAGCGGGTAGGCTCCCTAACTTCAATAACAAAGCCCTCAGCGGCCTCCTGCACGGCCTGGATAGCCCTTCTACGTGCCTCAGGGTGGGCGAGGATGAACGTCTGCTTCACAATGCCGCCTTTAGGTCTTTAAGTTTCCTGATATAAAGCGCCTTGATAAAAGTCAAGTCCTCTCGCGTCCACTTATGCGGTACGTTGTCGTTTTCCAGCGCCTCGACGCGCTCAAGTCCGATTCTGGCTATCAGGCCAAGCCGATAGTCCACGGCGTTACCTGCCAGCCATCGGTTATCGTGTTTAGATTGGGCGTGGCAGTTATCCTCGTTGTATCTTAAATGCTGCGCTGCACCAACGGATCGATAGTGACCGGCATCCGTCCTATTGCCCGACCAGTCCAGCGCCTTGCCGCTTGATATGCACGGATACCCGGCCTGCCTATCTCGTTCCTTGCAGTAGGCGTTAAATGGCACTTGCGCCTCGCTTTTGAGTTTTGGTAGTTTCTTTTGCTTCTCGCCCAGCACCTTGTCCGCAGCACGCTCGACCTGCTTGGCTACCTTTACAGCTTTTCGTGCAATCTTTGGCACTTTCTCGGCACACTTCCAGCCGCAGACTTTTTGGCCGAGGCGTGACTCAATAAACTCCTTGCCACACACTTCGCAGGGTTTCATATCGCCGCCCTCTGTGCATTGCGCTTTTCAATAAACTCATCCCGCGCCGCTGTGCTTGGCTTGTCTGGTGCTGGTGCTTGTGGTTTTGCTTGCCATTGGTCGCAACTGTGACGGGACGGGTAAAACTCAAATTTTGTTTGCAGCCGACACTCCTGAAACCCTTGGCGCGTGAGTTGTCCGGGTTTTGTGTTCTTGCAAGTGCCGCAATTATTCATGGCTCTCTGACTCGATTAGCTCTTGCAGGCTGTCGGCTTCTATATCGCCGGTCAATGTAAGTGCTTTTAAGATGACGTGCTGTGGCATGTCTGCACCTTCACGGCGAGCGTCTAGCAAATCTTGAGCCGACCAGTAGTTCATGCTGCTACCTTTGCCCGTTTTGTTGTCAGCAGCCACGGCCCGTCCATTTGCAACCGCTGTGTGATCTCAGGCCACTGATTCGGCTCAGTCCAGGCGTGATAGCTGCAAAGCTGATGCCGCCCTTCGGTGCTGACGCTCCAACGTAGCGGACAACCACTGGCTCGGCAGTCTAGGCTTTGGGACTTGTCCTCAATCTTTGGTTTACTTAGTTCATAGGCCATTGCCGTATTTCCCTTCAATGATTTTTACAAAGTTGACAGGGTTATGCACCCAGTCCCAATCTGCCCTGAATGACCGCCCATCACGACTAGGCGCTGATCGGCCTGTCAGAAACTTGCTGGCGTTCACACTTTCGTAAAAGTCGCCAAACCAGGCGATTGTTTGCTCAGGTTCCCACTTCTCGGTTTTCATCACTTCGTTGAATCGGCTCTTTAACGTCCCTTTTCGTTTATCAGAGAAAATCGACACTTTTGGTAGAAGTCCACATTTTTCATGGAAAACAGATAAGAGCTGCTGGCTAGGAGTCCGCGTAGAGGACAAAGAATCTGTCTCTGTCTCTTTCTCTGTCTCTGTCTCTGTCTCTACACGTGTCTCCTGATATCCTGATGATATCGTATTGATATCGACTTGCTCCAGCCAGTGAGACAGATTGATACAGCTACTGATAACCTCTTTTTCAGTCATTCTGAGCCTGAAAGACAGTGTTTTGGCATTAGGAAGGTTTCCGTCATACTCAGAAGCTATAAGCCATAACATGACTAAAACCTTTGCTGACTTGCCATCAAGCTCATGCCATTCAAGGTCATCCAGCAGTTCTCGGTACAGTTTTACCCAAGGAGGTTTGCGGTCTTTGAAGTGCTGAAACTTAGTCCAGCCCTTGATGCGATAGCTCATGGATAACCCCTTTGAAAAGCACCGCACACAAGCTGACGATTCCCGACGCAAAGATGGCTAGCCGCCTTTGATGGGTACTTGAGTGCGATGCTTACGAAAAAAGTCATTGAGTTCTTTACGTCAATTGGCTCGTCAGGGCCGGTGAATTTGTAGTGTGCGCCTAATTTTAGATTGTTGCAACATTTATTTTCAATGCTGGCTTACAGCGATAGCGTAATCTTTTGAGATCACACCAGCGCCACGCCCAGCAGAAATCACAGATGAGTTTACCCAAATACGTCTGCCGTCTGCCAAGCGACGAATATGACCCCGGCGCAAGTGCTCTCTCGGGCTTCTATGCCCACCCGTTGCGCCAGAACAACCGACTATATTTGAACCAATCGTTAGAATATGGTAAGTATCGAAAGGTAGTGCGGCCTTGATTTTTTGACCGACTTTCTTCGGTTCGCTGCGCTCGATATGGACGTTAGAACATTGCAATATGTTCAAAAAGCATAGGAGAGAACCGATCTCGTCCATGTAGTCAGACTTCGGCACTCCTTCTTGCTGAAAGGCGGTCAAGATACCCGGCCTACCGCTTGGTGATATTTGTTTCCTATTGAGATAGTTAATAATTGGTATAGCGCACTCTGGGAGAATGCGCCAATTTCCATCGCACTGCGTCCAAAATGCAATAGTCACCACAATCCAGCCATCGCGCTCTCTGGCATAAACAACGCGCTTTGGAGCAGATATAGAGCCATAATTTTCAAATTGTGGTTCACCATCAACCCATCCAACAGGATCATTGACTTCGCGTTCTATACCGCTTGAGTGGTATTCCAATGCAATAAAAGGGTATGGCAACCGTAACGGCACAGACTCATCCAATGAACGCAGTTCCTTGTCATCAAATAGCCGCCCGCCATTCGGTAAAATAAATTTAGTAGATGCTCCATGTAGATCAATAACGCTTGATAATTTCAATCTCTGCTCGGCGTGTAAATTGGGCGTATCTAACCCAATAAGGCAATGCCGAACCAGTTGTCTGCTGTAATTTAAGTGTTCCATAAATCAATGATGGCTTACAGCCGCCCACACCCGGCAACCATCACGCACCTCGCCTGTTGGCTGTGCAAGGCCCTTAACTTGGATTTCCTTCATCCTGCGGTCTATCTGGACAACCGTAAGCCCGGTGAATAGCGCCAGCTTAGACGCGCTAGACGGGCCTTGTTGCGCCAACACCGCCATGATGCGCCCTGCGTGGCTCTTAGCAAACTTCTCGGCGTTGATTGCTGCGTCTATGCTGGTGCCGGGGTCAGTTGCCCTTGCTCTAGCATGGACGGGGAATGCAGGGTAAACAAAGAAGTCCATAGCGATTTGGCTCAAGTTTGTCAGTGGGTTCATGGTTGCTCCTTTTGAATCAATGCCCGTAACCTCAAAACCTCGGCTGACAGGATTTCAGCAATGTCGATGCTGCCGTATCCATAACCATCAGTGTCCTCGTCCTCTGCGTCTGGGCAGCCTTTTATGTCAACGCACAGCCGTCTGGCGGTTTGGATAACGTCTTGATGGTTCATGGTGTCTCCAGTGTGAGTTGATCTTGCTTGGGTTGGGCGGGTGTGAATAGCGTTTCCTGCCGTTGCGAGTT